TAAATGGATAAGTTAAGTGAGTTACAGGCGGAAGCCAAAGAAGACCTTGTAATATTAGATGATGAAGACCTACACCAACAATCTTACAAAAATCAAGTCATAAAACCAAAATGGTTGGATTACAAAACCAAATATAAACTTCTGATGTTTCAGTGTAAGGCTGATCACAAACGTCTGTATAGAGAGAAGTGGGAATATTATGGTGGTAAAGCAGACGCAAAAGTGTATGCTGCGAAACCGTTTGACCTCAAAGTTTTGAAAAATGATCTTCAGATGTACATTAATTCTGATGATGACATTATTGAGGTTGAGAAAAAAATAGTATATTACGAAGCCATAGTTGAATTTATTGACGGTGTTATAAAGTCTATAGATAATAGAGGTTGGGATATTCGTAACGCTCAAGATTGGAAAAAGTTCTTGGCCGGAGGATACTGATGTTAACAACAATTGCCAAAGAGGTTTTGAAAGATGTTTCATATTGGATTAGTTACTATGAAGATATAGTTCCAAATGAATTGTGTGACAGTGTGACAAAATATCCTTGGTCTTGGAACGCATCAAAATATGAAAATGATAGTGGTGTGGTGGAGAACAGTAAAGAAAGAGTTAAGATGGACGAGGTTTGGGTTGAAGAGTTAAACCGCCCTTATCCAGATTTAAAGAAATCAGTTTTAAAAGTGGTGGACTACTATGCAAAAGAACATGAAAGATTTGCTTGTATACATCATACCAATTTTCGTATTAATAGGTATGGGATCGGCGGTTTTATGTCCTCACATGTTGACAACATACACCACTCTCATGGTCAATCATATGGTTATCCACAGTGTTCGATACTCTTGTTTTTAAATGATGACTATGAAGGTGGTCAGTTTGTCGTTGCGAATAAAGAGTATGAAACAAAAAAAGGTTCAGCTATGGTTTTCCCATCTAATTTTATGTTTCCTCATGAGGTAAAAGAAATTACTAATGGTGAAAGATGGAGTGTTGTGACATGGGTGATGTAAAAACATGGAAGTGTTTTCCCACATCCATTCATGAGATCAAAATGAATATCACTAACCATGATCAGATGTTGATGAGAAGTTATATTGAAAGAGGCACAAAAGATGACACTCTACACACAATATCTTACTTTAGACCATTAACTGACAGTATTAAAGAAGTAACTAAAAAAATACTTGAGGATGGTGGATATGAGTTTGAAGAGGTTGAGATGACTAACATGTGGGGTAACGTATTAAAAAAAGGACAAACTCATCCACCTCATACACATTCTAACAATACGCTATCTGGCGTTTATTATTTGGAAGGAGGTTCTCCGATACAGTTTTTTGACCCCAGACCAGCAGCAAATATTTTAAAACCAAGAAACACACCAAACTGGGACAACTCTGGAATGCTACAATTCAACTCTATTGTGGACACTGCATTTATTTTCCCATCGTGGTTAATGCATTGGGTTCCTTCTACTCCAAATGAACGAATAAGCATTGCATGGAATATATTAGTTAGAGGCCATTACGGTGAACCTCACACATTACAAAATGCGTATATTTAAAAAGAATGAAGTATATTTGAAGATAACAGATATTGAACCATCACTTGCAGCAGAGGTGAATGATTTCTTTACTTTTGAAGTTCCAGGCTTCAAATATATGCCTGCATACAAAAATAAAACATGGGATGGTAAAATAAGATTGTATAATATTGTCACAGGTGAAATCTACATGGGACTGTTACCCTATATAGAGGAGTATCTACAAAATAAAGGTGAACTATATGAACTGGAAGAGGGACTCAGAGGTGAAAGAGATGTGGCCAGAGGTGTGGTGCAAGGGTTTGTACGAGGGCTCAGACCCACTCTCAATGGACGAAGAATTAAAATACGAGATTATCAAATTGATGCCATTGCCCATGCTATTGCCACAAATCGTTCTCTGCTTATTTCTCCTACTGCTTCCGGCAAGTCGTTAATAATATATTGTCTTGTTCGATACTATCAGATGATGGAACTAAAAACTTTGATATTGGTTCCAACAACATCACTTGTCGAACAGATGTATAAAGACTTTGAGGATTATGGTTGGAGTTCTGGAACATTTTGTCAAAAAATATATCAAGGTCATGATAGAAAAGTTCAAAAGGATGTAGTTATATCAACTTGGCAATCCATACACAGGATGCCGAGGGTATATTTTCGACAGTTTGGTGTTGTATTTGGGGATGAAGCTCATTTATTCAAAGCAAAGTCGTTGACAGGTATCATGACAAAACTTGATACTTGTAAATATCGTTTTGGTTTGACAGGCACATTAGATGGAACACAAACACACAGATTAGTATTAGAGGGTTTATTTGGAAAAGCAAAATATGTCGTTACAACAAAAGAGTTGATTGACAACAAAACATTATCAAATTTAAAAATTAACTGTATAGTTTTAAAATATCCAGATGAAGATAGACAAATAGTAAAGGAGTTCGATTATGGAGCCGAATTGGAATTTATCGTCACAAAGAAGGAAAGGAATATATTCCTTCGCAATCTTGTGGGCCATTGCAATGGTAATACCCTCTGTTTATTTCAGTTTGTAGAAAAACATGGAGAGCCATTGTATAATATCATAAATGATAAATATAAAGATAGAAAGGTTTTTTTCGTGTACGGTGGTGTCAGCACAGATATCAGAGAAGAGATACGAGAAATAGTGGAAAATGAAACAGATGCAATTATTGTTGCGAGCTATGGGACGTTCAGCACTGGTATTAACATTCGGAATATTGATAACATCGTGTTCGCAAGCCCCTCGAAAAGCAAAATCAGAGTGCTTCAGTCCCTTGGGCGTGGTTTGCGAGTTGGAGACAAAAGCAAAAGTCTCAAAGTCTTTGACATCTCCGATGATCTTATCAGTGCCGGGGGTAGGATCAATTTTACGTTGAGACACTTTCAACAACGTCTAAATATCTATGATGAACAAAAGTTCGATTACAAGATAGATAAGGTAAAATTAAAATGAACCTAGAAAACTACAAGATTTTAAAGCTAAGTAATAAAGAAATGATCATTTGTGAGATGAGCAGTGAAACTTCTGAATATTACGAAGTCATGAACCCATTAAAAATGGATGTTATGCCAAAATTAAACAAACAGGGTCACATTGACGAGGTTTTGAACTTGAAGCCATATATGCAACATCTCACTGAACAAAAATACGTCACCATAAATAAAGGTCACTGTATTCTTGTTGTGGACGCCTCAGTCGGACTCTCAAAATATTACGAACATGTAATTAGAAAAATAGACGAAGAATGGAATGAAGAAGAATCTTTATCTCCAGAAGTAGATGAATATGATGAACTGTTAATGGAAGCTGAAACAGACTCTAAACTTATTCATTGACCCAGGCACATACTTAATGTACCTAGTTTTTTTGCGAATGTCAATACTCCTTTTGAATTAAATGGGTATTGACATTTTTTAGATAATTGGTTATTATCTATTATATGATTGGAGATATAAATGGCAAAGAAAAAAAGTGTCCACTATGTAGATAATAAAAAATTCTTGCAAGCTATGATTGATTGGCGTGAGACTTGGCCCGATGAGGAAAATATTCCTCCCGTAACAAATTATATCGGTGAGTGTTTTCTGAAAATAGCAACACACTTGTCCTATCGTCCTAACTTCATTAATTATACTTACAGAGATGAAATGATTTCAGATGGGATTGAAAACTGTTTGCAGTATGTTAAAAACTTCAACCCAGAAAAATCTAAAAATCCCTTTGCATATTTTACGCAAATTATCTATTATGCTTTTCTTAGAAGAATTGCGAAAGAGAAGAAACAAAGTCATATAAAAAATAAAATGATTGAACGAGAGGCTTATAACTCATTCACCACTATGGAAGGTGATAGTAATTCATATCAAGTTGATAACATTGATTTGACTGCTTTCTTACCAGAAGAGGACGTTTATAAACCTAAGAAAAAACAGTCCACAAAGAAAAAAGGACTAGAGGTTTTTATGGAGAAAGAAGATTGAAGATAGCTCTAATCACCGACACACATTTTGGGGCAAGAAACGACAATCTAAACTTTAACGAGTATTTCTATAAGTTTTACGAGGAACTATTTTTTCCGTATTTGGAAGAAAATGATATTACAACAGTCATACATCTTGGCGATGTAATGGATAGAAGAAAGTTCATCTCTTATAGAATTGCAAAAGATTTTCGTGAGCGATTTATTGATAAGTTTCAAAAAATTAACTTGCATATGTTGGTTGGTAATCACGATACTTACTATAAGAATACTAATGATGTAAACTCTTTACAAGAATTAGTATCTGGAAAATATGATAATATCAAAGTATACTCAAAAGCCACTGAAGTAAATTTTGATGGATGCAAAATTTTATTTGTGCCTTGGATAAATGCTGACAACGTGGCTCACACAACTAAGATGTTAAAAACATCTGATGCTCAAATCTGCATGGGACATTTAGAGTTGAGTGGTTTTGAAATGCAGAAAGGCATGGTGATGGACCACGGTTGGGACAAAGAAGAGTTCAACCGATTTGATACAATCATGAGTGGGCATTATCACCACAAATCAGATGACGGTCAGGTGTTTTATCTCGGCACACCATATGAAATATACTGGAACGATTGGGATGACCCAAAAGGTTTTCATGTGTTTGATACAGATACGAGAGAGCTTGAGCGCATAGTAAACCCACACAAGATATTCAATAAGATTTACTACGATGATACAGTGGGAATTTATTTCAACGATGAGTATGATTTTGGTCAATATAAAGATAAGTATGTAAAACTGGTTGTGGTAAATAAAAAAGATTTATTTCAGTTTGATCGGTTTGTCGATAAACTATTACAGGCTGATTGTCATGAGGTAAAAATTATTGAGGATTTCTCTGACTTAGACGCAACAAATGTGTCTGATGATATCGTAGAAAACACACAGGACACTATGACATTGCTTGAGTTATATATTGATGATTTACCAGTGGACCTAAGTAAAGATAGACTCAAGAATACGACAAGACAATTATACATTGAAGCACAGGATTTAGAGATTTGATTCATTTTAATTATGTTAGGTGGAAGAACTTTTTATCAACTGGTAA